TGTTGATTTACATATTAAACCAAAAGGCTCTGGAGAAGTTGTTATAGGAACAGGTGCGGCTTCAGCAACTCTAACAACAAGTGGTACATACGATTTAGTTTTAGACACAAATAAAGGAACTAACTCTGGAAACATAACGATAACTGATGGAGCAAATGGCAATATAGATATTACAACAAATGGAACAGGAGCAATTAAGTTTAATGATTTAGCTTACATTCCTCAACAAGCATTAACTTCATCATCGAACGCAGTTGCGTGGGATGCCCAAGCCGCACCTAACGCATATCATCAAACATCAGAAAATACGACTTTATCTGCACCAAGTAATGCAGTTGAGGGTGCGTTTATTTGTATAGAAGTTAATTTTAATGGAAGTCATACTTTTTCGTGGAACGCAATATACCATTTTTCGGCTGATACTGCTCCAACGACAACAGATACAGATGGCAAGACAGACATTTTTGTTTTCCGTTACAATGGTTCTATTTGGCAAGAAGTAGGTAGAACTTTAAACATACCAGAAAGTTAAAATATGTGGGCATTAGTAGAAGATAACGCAGTAGTAAAAATAATTAATAATCCAAAAACTATGGTTATTGGAGATGTTCGTCATTCAAGAAATATCTTTTCTTCAAGATGGACTAACGAAGAAAGAGAAGCCATTGGAATCTATGAAGTAGTATTTGATAATTCTAACAAAAAAGATGAAGAATACTACATTAATACAAACCAATCTTTTGATTATGCAGATGGACAAGTTACTGCAAGTTATGGAACTGCAACACCAAAACAATTAGCAGATAGTTTGTGGACACAAGAAGATTCTGATAATGGAGATATGCCTGACGATAAAGAAGTAGGTGATGTTAAAGTTAAAGGTTTAAAATCTCAAAAAAAACAAATTATTAAAAATCAAGCTAGTGGTTTATTAGCACCGACAGATTGGTATGTTATTAAAGCAACTGATGTAGAAGATTATTCAGTACCAAGTGCAGTATCAACTTTTAGAGCAAATGTAAGAACAAGATCAAACGAAATGGAAACTGCTATTGATAATGCAAGTGATGTAGATGCTTTAGCAACTCTATATGCTTATGTTAATACAGGCACAGAAGAAAATCCTGTATATGAAAGACCATTAGGCGAGTTTCCAACATTGGAGATTTAAAATGCCATTACCAACAATTCCATCAGGAAATGTAAATTCAGGATTAGCAACAGGTTATGATGTAGCTAACTCTGTTAGATATAATGATGGCGATAGTCCAAAACTAAATATAAATTTTGGAAGTGATGGCACATTAAACAAGTGGACATTTTCAATGTGGTTTAAAAGATCAACACTAGGAACTGCTCAAAGACTTTTTTGTGTTATAGATAGTGGAATGGACGATTATATAAAGTTTGGAACAGACGACCAACTTGAATGGGTTTTTGATAATGAAGATGGCTCAAATAAAGGTGTATTAAAAACTAATAGAAAGTTTCGTGATGTTTCTGCTTGGTATCATCTAGTTTGCAGATTGGACACAACAGATAGTACCGCAGGAGATAGAATGAGAATGTATATTAATGGCACAGAAGAAACCTCTTTTGCAACAGACACAAATCCAACTCTAAATGAAACAGGAGATATAGGTAGAGACAATAATCATTACATTGGAACAAGTGGCTCAAGCCAATATTTTGATGGTTATATTGCTGAAGTGTGTATGATTAATAACCAATCTTTAGCACCAACTTCATTTGGAGAGTTTGATGAAGATAGTCCTAGAATTTGGAAGCCGATAGATGTATCAGGATTAACTGCTGGTACAAATGGATTCTATCTTGACTTTGAAGATAGTAGTAATCTTGGAAATGATGCTAATGGTGGAACAGATTGGACAGAAACTAATCTAGCCGCAACAGATCAAGCTACTGATACTTGCACTAATAATTTTGCAACTATGAATCCTCTTTTTGCAAGATCAGATAATGTTACTTTTACAGAGGGAAATTTAAAAGGTGCTTTAGCTTCAGAAGGAAATCAAATTATTGCATCTACAATAGCGGTAAGTGCTGGGAAATGGTATTTTGAATTTCAGGCTAATGCTCAAGAAGCATCTGCATATATGGAAGTTGGAATTTTTCCAACATATCATACAACTGTTACACCTAATTATATTGGTGGATTAGCTGATGGATATTCATTACAAAAAAATGGTTATTTTTATAATAATAATTCTGCGGTTGCAACTGATGGGCCAACTTATGGAACATCTGATATTATGGGAGTTGCTTTAGATTTAGATAGTGGAACAAAAACTATAAAATATTATAAAAATGGAAGTCTTGAAGATACTTATAACATAACTGTAACTGAAGATGTTTATATTGGTTGGAGAGCATTTGGAAGTGGAGAAGCATTAAGTATGAATTTTGGTAGTCCAAAAGATTCAATCTCATCAGGCAATGCAGATGGAAATGGCTATGGAAACTTTGAATACGCAGTACCTAGTGGTTATTTTTCGTTGTGTACCAAGAATCTTGCGGAGTATGGGGGATAAATGGCTGTTTATACTCAAATAGATAATCCAGAACTTTATTTCCAGTGCAAACTCTATACTGGAAATGGAAGTAGCAGATCAATAACTTTTGATGGGTCTGAAAATATGTCCCCAAATTTACTCTGGTTAAAGTCAAGAGATAATACCGAATGGCACGCCCTACATGATTCAGTTAGAGGAGCTACAAAAGTTTTATTTGCTAATGACGATAGAGACGAATTAACTACATCAACTCATGTAACAAGTTTTGATTCAAATGGTTTTAGTCATGGCTCTGGAACAAATACAAATAATAGTGGAATTAAAATGGTTTGTTGGGCATGGAAAGAATCTGCAACTGCTGGATTTGATATAGTTACTTATACAGGCTCTGGTTCTGCACAAAATATTTCTCACTCTTTGTCAGCAGTTCCTGAATTTTTCCCTACTAAACGAAGATCAGGTACAAACCAATGGAGAACTTACCATGTCGGAGCTTCTAGTAGTGCAACTAATTATGGAAATTTAGATCAAGTCGATCCTTTTTCAGCATCTACATCTATATTCAATGACACAATGCCTACATCGTCAGTTTTTACAGTTGGTTCAGATAGCGGTATTAATGGTAGTAGCGAAACTTATGTAAGTTATTTATGGTGTGGAAAAAAGGGATTTAGTCGTTTTTCAAAATATCAGGGCAATGGCTCTTCGACAAATGGTGCATTTATCTATACTGGATTTCGCCCAGCCCTAATCATAACGAAGTCAAGTAGCACATCTGGAACGAATTGGCTTATGATGGATAACAAAAGACATTCAGTTGCTCCAGCATCAGGCAAAACAAATTTTAATGTTATTAATAGACAATTAATGCCAAACTTATCTAATGCAGATGACACAAATGAAAATATTGATTTTTTAAGTAATGGGTTCAAGTGGTATAGAGATGGTGGCGATTCTAATGCTTCTGGTAGAACCTATGTGTATGCGGCTTGGGCAGAGTCTCCGCTAGTTAATTCTAATGGAGTACCTTGTAACGCAAGATAGGAGAAATTATGCAATTATCAAAACATTTTAAACTAGAAGAATTTGAAAAGTCTATGACCGCAGTTCGTAAAGGAATTGAGAATAAAGCTGGTAGTGGTGAAATAAAAAACTTAACCGATTTATGTTATACAGTATTAGAGCCTGTAAGAGCAAAGTTTGATAAACCAATTATTATTACTTCAGGCTTTAGATCAGAAGAACTATGCGAAGCTATCGGTAGCAAAAAAACATCACAACACGCAAAAGGACAAGCAGTTGATTTTGAAATAGCTGGAGTATCTAATCTTCAAGTAGCAGTATGGATAGAAGCTAATTGCGATTTTGACCAATTAATTCTTGAATATTGGACAGGAGAAGCTAATAGTGGGTGGATACATTGTTCTTTTGTTGAGGGTAGTAATAGAAAACAAGTTTTAAGATACGATGGAAAAAAATATGAAAATGGATTACCTGATATGAAATGGTC